CCCTCAGTCAAAGTCAGAGCCGCAGAGGAAGGCGATGAGGCCATAGCTGAAGTCTACCAAGGGTTAATACGTCAAATCGACCAGAGAGGCATACAAGCCTTTAAAACGGCATTTAAGTTTGCGGTTAAGTCTGGTTGGGGCTGTCTACTGGTGGATCACGATTACATCGATGACGTTTCTCTTGATCAGGATATTATCCTCCGAGAGATCAAGAATCCCTTTTCTGTACTTCTCGACCCGATTATCCAAGCGCAGCACGTTCAAGAGGCTCGCTTTGGCTTTATGTTTGAAGACATGGAGCGTAAAGAGTTTGAAAGGCTTTACCCTGAAGCAGAGTCTTATCCCGGTGAAAGTGATTTCACTTCAACTGGCAATATGGATTCGTGGGTCAGTGAGGACTTTGTACGAGTAGCTGATTACTTCAGAATCGTGAATGAAGAGAGAACGCTAGTCCAACTGTCAGACGGACGAGTCTTAGACTTAGAGGAAGTACAACCAGTTAGAGACGAGCTTAACCTGCAAGGCATTACACTAGGCAAGACCAGAAAGGTTCAGAAGCGAAAGCTAGAGCGATTCAAGATCAGCGGCATGGAGATACTTGAAGAAGTTGAGTGTGTCGGAAGATTCGTTCCTCTTGTCCCGATGTTTGGTAAGACTTCCAACATCAACGGCCGGTACATCACAAGAGGCATTGTGCGCAAAGCTAAGGACGCTCAGAGGCTTTATAACTACTCCAGAAGCGTAGCGGTTGAGGTTACAGCCCTCACGCCTAAACAGCCTTACTTCGTGACTCCTGCCATGATTAAAGGGCATGAATCCAAGTGGAAGAACATGATGGTGTCAAACGATCCAGTTCTTCAGTTTAATTTTGACCAAGGGCAGAAACCCTATCGAGAATCCCCAGCACAAGGATCACCCGGACTCTTGCAAGATGCTCAGTTCGCAGCCGAGGACATCAAAGCAACCACCGGGATATTTGATGCAAACATAGGACAACAAGGCCAAGAGACGTCAGGCGTAGCAATAGGAAGAAGACAGTTTCAGGGCGAGATGTCTAACTTTGAGTATCAAGATCAACTCATTGACTCGATGGAGTTAGCCGGGAGGATTATGATTGACATGATCCCTGCCGTGTACGACACCGAAAGAACAATTAGAATCATAGGCGAGGACGAGCGCGAGGAAACGATCAGCGTCAATAAGACTTTGATGGACGCTCAGACCGGGACATTCGTCAAGACAATGGACTTGAACGCAGGAAACTACGACATCAAGATTGCAAGCGGCCCATCGTTTACAACTCGCAAGCAAGAAACAGCAGAACAACTGTCCTCAATGATCTCTCAAAACCCTGCCATGAGTCAGTTGGTCGGAGACATTCTATTCCAGAACCTTGATCTAGTAGGAGGCGATGAAGCAATCAAACGCCTCAGAAGCGCAGGAGTCAAAGCAGGAATCATAGAGCCTAATCAAGAAGAGGCCGTAGCACTTCAGTCTCAGATTGAATCTAGCAAGCAACTAGAACAACAAGCAGCGCAGTTAGAACTTGCACTCAAACAAGCAGAAGTTTCAACCGAGAGAGCCGAGGCAATAGAACGAGAAAGCAAGGCAGCCATGAACACGGTCAAAACAGCAGTCGAGCAAATGAAGCTCGCAGAAGCGCAAGAAGACTTAGAATCTAAGCAGATTGCTCAGATGAGATTACGTCAGTCAGTAGGGCTACCAGTTATTTGATAACTACTCTTTACCTGATTAGTAATTTAACTTGGTATCACTTCAAAGACTTCAACGGTGACTACCAGATAGATGCGTGTTTAGGCACTAAAGCGCACATACAAAAGAACTTTAAGGTCAAGGGCGTTTGTTTATCAGAGTGGGACGATATTCTTATACTCGACAACAAGGTATATTTTAATGGCAAAAAAAGATCCCAGACTTACCAGGGCAGGAGTCACAGGATTCAACAAACCTAAGCGAACACCGAGCCACCCAAAGAAGTCTCACATTGTCGTAGCAAAGCAAGGTGACAAGATCAAAACGATTCGATTCGGACAGCAAGGAGCCTCAACTGCTGGCGCACCGAAGAAAGGCGAGAGTCAAGCCACAAAGAACAGACGCAAATCTTTCAAAGCAAGACACGCAAAGAACATAGCAAAAGGCAAGATGTCAGCAGCATTCTGGTCGGATAAGGAGAAATGGTCGTGAGCCTTTATAAAAACATTCATAAAAAACGCAAGCGCATAAAAGCAGGATCAAAAGAAAAAATGAGAAAGCCGGGAACTCCGGGCGCACCAACTGCCGCAGCTTTCCGTAAAGCAAAGAAAACCGCAAAGAAACCTAAATACGACAAATAAGGAAATCATTATGCCAATGGTAAAAGGTAAGAAGTTCCCTTACACGAAAGAAGGAATGAAAGCAGCTAAGAAAGCTCGCAAGGGCGGCAAAAAGAAAATGAAAAAAGGTGGATACGACAAATGAATCAACCAATGAATCGCACTCCGGCTCAAGACTTGGTTATGTCTCGCAGAGAAACACCGGGAACAGGCGCAGCAGGAGCTAGAGCCTTAGCAGGGCAGATGGATAGACCAAACATGGCATTACCCTCGTCAACGCCTCAAACAAATATGCCTGAGCTACCTATGAATCCTATGCAAATGGTCACAGGTAAGGACGGCAAGAAATACCAGATCGTAATTGATCCAAGCACAGGCTTACAAACCTTCATCCCTTTTCGTGAACCAGCAGGTCGAGGAATGGGGCAGATGCGTGGCATGGGCGAGATGCAAGGTATGGGACAGATGCCCGGAGGTTCTGGACAAGGCGGCAGGATGGAGCGCATACAACAACTCGCAAGTCGTATGGGGCAAATGCAAGGCCAGAATCCGACTAATCGTTTAAGTAGTCTATTGTCTGCAAGTGGCTAATCAACTTGCTCCCAGAATGGAACGCAGGGGCGGTGGTGGTGTAAACCGTCTCCTAGGCATCATCGAGCCAGCTATGACAGTTGGTTCTGCGATTGCTGCCGAGGTTCCTGCCCTTGCAGTTGGTTTAGCTTCTCTCAACACAGTAGAAGACAGGCAGAGACCGTTCAGCGAAGCAGTAGCAGCCGCAGACGAAGTTAGAGATATGCTTACCTATAACCCTCGCTCAATGGAGGGTCAGGCAGGGATGCAGTCTCTTATAAACTCTGTTAGTCAATTAGCCGACACAGTTGGACTCGATACAGCCTTTCAAGTCTTAAACGAAGAGATCATTCCCAGAGTACAAAGCACACTAGGCGAAGACGCTGCGAGAGAGCTTGGCTCAATGGTGATGATGATCCCGGCTGTAAGAAGATTGCCAATGGACACCGCCTCTCGGATGCAAAGAGCTAAAGAAATGGGCTTTGATGACGAGCCTTTGTATATTGGTAGCACCTTTGACATTGAAGAACTTGATTTAGAAAAAATGGATCCTGAGAGTTATTTCGGACGAGCAATCTACACTACAACCTCGCCTGATGATGCAAGTATAAATTACGCAGGAGAAGGGCCAGACTTAACCAACAAAATACAACTTAGAGCCGAAAGAATCGCAGATGAAACTGACAGGGATTACAATGACCCTGAAGTTTTACAACAAGCAAGAAGCGAAGTAAAAGGAGAAAATTTAGGCGTTATCTATCCTATGATGGGAAGATCAGAAAAAGTTTTTGACATAAGAACATACGGAGATAACCCAACTCTTAGCTACAAACAACCAGAAATGGATTTTAAAGATTATTTAGATGAAGCAAAAGACGATTTATATTACAGAGGAACTAGTGAATCAGATTTTGACACAAAAGCAGAATTTGACGAGGTACTAGAAGACAGAGCTAGAGAGCTTGCTTTTGATGATAGTTTGGATCTTTTACCAGAAGGCGAGTTAGTAGATTTTTTAGAAGCATTGCAACGAGATTCTAGGGTTTCAAACGAAGACTATAAACAATTAGTTCAAGACATTGGAATGAGAGCCTTTGATAATGAAGGCATATCAGCGCAGGATCTTAACAGGGTGATGAGAAAGGCTAACATTGAGTCTTTTCTTGACGGAAAACTTTTAAACTTTGATGTATTTCGTAATGCTTTGCAAGAGGCAGGGTTTGACACAATCAAGATGGATGCTGATACGTTTAAAATGGAAGGCGTAGAAGGCGCAGAACATAGAATCTTTCTCAAACCTGAACAGTTACGATCTATCAACGCAGAATTTGATCCAGAAAAAAAAGACAGTTCAAACATATTATCAAGCATCCTAGATCAAAGATTTAGGAACATAGCTTAATTCGGTCTAACGCACCGTAAAAGCGTGGGCTTACTTGCTGCCCTCTGAGCAAGGTAAACATTCGTGGAGACGTACTCATATGGAAACTGATGCAGCAATAGCTGAGGCTGAAATATTGCCAACGGAAATAGAGCAAGCCGGACAAGATGCTCAAGAGCCTTCACAGGGCGAAACCTCTGAAGCAGTAGAAACTCCAGAAACCGAGGAGAAAGCCGCAGAAGAGTCATCCGGGGAAGAGACACCCGAACAAGTAGCAGAAGAAAAGCAGAAAAAGCGTAACTCTGTTCAAGAAAGAATCTCACAACTAGCACGGCAAAAAAATGATGCGAACACTCGTGTACAAGAGTTAGAACAGCAAGTTGCTTACTTACAGGCTCAGAGTCAGCCTCAAGCTCAAAATGCGCCTCAAACGTATCCAAGACTTGAAGACTACGACTATGACGAAGCAAGACATCAACAAGCAGTTCTACAGTACACCTCAAGCGTAAATGCTCAGAACGTGCAACAGGTCATGCAGCAACAGCAACAAGCCCAGATTGCTCAATTACAAGCTCAGAAGGCACAAATTGCGTCTCAAGAGTTTGTTGAGAAAAGCAATGCCTTTGCTATCGACTACAAGGATTTTAACGCAACCGTTACCAATCCTAATTTTCATCAGTCGGATCAAGTAGCAAGGACAATTGTTGAATTGCCGAATGGCCCTGATGTTGCTTACTACCTCGGCAAGAACTTAAAGATTGCCAACGCTCTGAACAATAAAAGCGAGAGGGACGCTAGAGATGATTTAATTAGAATCTCAACAGCGTTACAAGTGAACTCTCGGAAACGCCGTGCTAATACAACTAACGCTCCTACGCCCGGAAAGACGGTGACGCCTAAAGGAAAAGTCTCTAAGGACTTGGACAAGATGTCTCCTGAGGAATATCGAAAGGCAAGGGGCTACACTTAAAGGTAAATTAACATGGCTAATTCATTGCTCACACCGAGCATTATTACAAAAGAAGCCTTGGCAATACTACATCAGAAGCTTAATTTCATAGGTACGATTAACAGGCAGTATGATGATCAGTATGCCCAAGCTGGCGCGAAAATCGGATCTGATTTAAAAATCCGACTTCCTAACGAGTTTACTGTTAGAACTGGCGCAAGTCTCTCGTCTCAAGACGTAACAGAGCAAAGCGTTACTCTTTCAGTTGGCACTCAAAAAGGTGTGGACTTTACGTTCTCATCACAAGAGTTGTCTTTGACAATTGATGAGTTCAAGGCACGATACATTGAGCCAGCGATGGCGGTATTGGCTGCGAACATTGAAAGCGATGCTTTCTCGATGTCGAAGGACGTCTTTAATTTCGTCAATGGGGTGGGATCAGCAAACTCCTTTGCAAACATAACCAAAGCACAAAAGGAACTGACCCTTGGCCTAGCTCCGTATGGTGATCGAGTGTATATGCACGATCCTCAAAGTGTTGTGGATATGCTGGCAGACACGAAAGGACTCTTTCAAGACTCTGGACAGATCGCCAAGCAGTACAAAGAAGGTATGCTAGGACGGATTAGTGGATTTGATCACTATGAAAATACTCTAGTCCCCACTCATACCACTGGTACAGCAGCAGCCTCAACAGGGTATCTTGTGAACGGAGCCTCTCAAACAGGTGCATCTTTGACCGTTGACGGAGGAACCACAACGTTCTTAGTAGGTGACGTCATCACAGTCGCAGGGGTCAATAGAGTCCATCCTGAGACTAAAGCAGACACAGGCGTTCTTCAGAACTTCGTAGTGACTGCAAACTCAGGAACCTCTGCAACAAGTCTATCCATATCACCTTCCATCGTAGCGTCAGGCGGCAATCAAAATGTTAGCGGTAGTCCTGCTGACAATGCTGCTGTCAGTAAGTTAGGCGGTGCTAGTGGAGCCGATTGGACTGATACGTTGGCTTATCACAAGGACGCGTTTTGTTTCGCCACAGCGGACTTAGTGCTACCGGAGGGAGTTGATTTTGTTGCGCGAGAAGTTATGGACGGCATCTCTATGAGAATCGTCCGAGACTACTCCATTAGTGCTGATACCTTCCCTTGTAGAATAGACATCTTGTACGGATATAAAACGATCCGTCCTGAGATCGCTACAAGAGTGGGCATTAACTAAACCCCCTATTAGCCGGGGCGTAAAAACCCCGGCTTACTTTTTAGGTGAGATATGGCAACAAGTCAGGAAATCATTGATCGAGCAACGAGTCTTTTGCGTGTGCGTACATCAGGCGTTACATTCTCAACTGATGACGCAAACAAAAACTCAGATGTATTTATCGCGTTTAAGAATATGCTAAATGAGTTTGGGGAAGATGGCCTAGTAAACATTCCTGAGCCTTCCAGCTTGACTGCTACGCTAGACATTCCAGCAGGATCAGTTAGAGGACTTGCTTACAACCTAGCGGTAGAAGTAGCAGCAGAGTTTGGTTTAGATCCGACTCCGATTGTGTTTGAGATAGCAAAAGAAACAAAAGATCGTCTTGAAAGTGAAATTACTTTAGATATGTCTATCGATGCCAGTGATCTTAGGTGGTCGCATGGTAAGTACGAGATAGATAGCGACAGCTTATGAGAGCTTCAGTACCTTTAGAGTCTAGCTATCAAAGCACACGACTAGACGCAAACCGACAGCAAACTTTAAATCTGTTTCCTCACACACTGAGAGGATATCGGCAGTTTCCTGGCCATGTTACCTTTGCATCGTTTCAGGCTACAGGAGAAGCGATTACAGATAGTTTAGGCTCTGCCCTGACTGATTCATCGGCTGAAGCAATAACGGCCTCAGTGACGCCCGGAGGCGCAGACAGAGGATTGATTGCGGATGGGCCAAATGGACTTCTGTATCAGGTTACAGGCTCGGCTTTGTATTCGATTGATTCGGGTGGAGGGGCGTTGTTCTTAGGTGAAGTCGTAAACAGTCCAACCCCGGTTGTAATGGCAACTGATCGAAATCAGTTAATTATTTGCACTGGAGGAAC